ATACTGCTTGGAATGTACCGTGGTATCCCAATGAACTGCATCCTCGTCGGGCTAAGTTGCCTGATGTGGGTGTAAACTTTGAGGTACGTACTGTACGCACACGTGATTCAATTCCATTTTGGAGTAAAGATAATGGCAAGATCATAGTAGGAACAAAGATTCTTGATGAGGATTACTACTCACAGGTTGAAGTCTATGGTTGGTGTAACCCTGAAGAGTATGCAACAGTGCAATACAGAGATGAAGCCATTGGTGGATGGCGAGTACCAGTTACTGAACTGAAGGAGTTCAAATGATTTGTTCTAACTGTATGAAAGCGGGAGAAGAGAATACTCTTTCCCATTACAAGCGTGCCTCTAACTGGCACGACAAGTGCGACTACAAGGGGTGTGTATGTCAACACAAGACTGGTCCAGGGTACGTAAAGCGGGAAAATTCAAAGGTCCCGTTGATGCAAACACAATCCCCATAGGAGCAATCGTTCTCCATTATGGAGGAGAAGTAAGAGAGGGTAGAAGTGCATCTGTTAGGTGCTGCATCCACCCAGACAAGAGGCGTAGTGCTGTCATCAATACCTATGACAACCTATTCTTTTGTCACACCTGTGGAAAGGGTGGCAACGCAGTAAATGTTGTCAGTATCATAGAGAATTTGGAGTTTAAGGATGCACTCAAAAGAGCAATCGAAATCACTGCTGGAAGCGGTCACACATTACAGCAAAAGTCTGGACGAAAAGGCTCTGGAGTATCTCGAAGGACGTGGGATATCTGAGGAGGTAGCACTACAGTATTCATTAGGTATGGTCACTGACCCTATCAATGGGCACGAACACCATACTGGTTGGCTATCTATCCCATATCTGACTGCACTTGGTATGTGTGTTGGCGTTAAGTTTCGTAGGCTAGATGATGGCAAGCCTAAGTACGGTGCACCTACAGGACAGAAGGGTCACCTGTTTAATGTTGTTGATGTAACTATTGATTCACCTAGTATCGTTGTATGTGAGGGTGAGTTAGATGCAGTAGTTGTATCAGGTTTGATTGGGATACCTGCTGTTGGTGTGCCAGGAGTCCAGGCTTGGAAACCACACTTTGTTAAGTTATTTACTGGCTACGATACAGTCTATGTTGTAGGTGATAACGACATCAAAGATGATGGCACTAACCCAGGCGCTGAGTTCTCCCGCCGTGTGTCACAAGAGGTAATGAACTCACGCATAGTATCATTGCCAGCATCAATGGACATCAATGATTATTACCTTACATACGGTAAGGATGAGGCATTGAAATTATTTGGAGGTGTGTAATGTATGACGATGACAGAAAACGAGTGGGTCATAATGTTACAGACTTTGCAGCATATGGGCTTTCACATCTTGTACCAGGACAGGATGAGCGAGACGATATCAATACGCCCACAACCAACCCGCTAGTAGATCACGCTGCTGTTACTGGCTACCGTGAGGCTGGTGTTACTACCGAGGACTTAACATCTTTTATTGAATCCTTTGCATCTCTTCGTGCTCATCGTGTTAGGGGTGTAGGTCACGATCAGTATTCACACGCAAAGGGGCAGAAATTTGAGTCCTTTACTACCTCAGATAACATTAAAGAATTGATTGAAGAGTTGGCAGATGCTAGTAATTACATAGACTTCCTTGCCATTAAACTGCTGAACATTCAGCACACTATAGATCGGGTGTTACCAGACTGTGACTGAACCTCATCCAATACTCAATGACCTTGTACCTAGTGTGGTGACTATTGTTCACCGTCGTTATCGTAAGTATGTAGATCGTGCTGACCTAACGCAAGAAGCATACGCTTGGTTAATGACACGTGTGGTTTACTTCAATGGGTTACTTGCAGAAGAGGATGAGACTAAGCGTCTTATCAATCAGAAGCGTATTGCATTTCAAATGCGACGTGGCATTGAACGCTATGCCCGCAAGGAGAAGGCTACTAGGTCAGGTTATCAAACCAATGATGAGTCCTTCTATGATGTGACTACTATTGCACAACTATTGCCGTATGTAATTGCAAGCGTGGTCAATGATACTGCCATTGAACAGGCACAGAACTTAGTCAATGATGGCACACCACGTAAGCCTGCAGCACCAGCAGAAGGTGGCAATCTATTAGCCACACTCATTGACATCAAGAAGTCTTATGAACTATTAGATGAGGATGAGAAGAACATCCTTCGCCTTAGATACCACGAGAATTACACGTTGCAACAGTTAAGTGAAGCAACTGAGTGTGCTATCTCTACTGCTGATCGTAGATGTGGCAATGCATTACGTAAGATACTTAACTTTATGGGAGGGGAATCGCCTTACCAATGATGTATACCTTTAAGTGTATTTGTGGTGTATCTATCTCATCAGATACCGAAAAGCAATTAGAAACTTTACTTGAACGTCATTCCAAGAACAGTTCTATACATAAAGATAGAGGATTATAGTAATGCAGTATGACTACAACTGTCCTGAGTGCAAGGCAGAACTTACTGTTGAACGTAGCATCCACGAGGAACCACGTGAACCATCTTGCTTTGATTGCCACATACCTATGATACGTAAGTGGGATGCACCATCCATTACCTTTAAGGGCAAAGGCTTCTACTCCACAGGTGGATAGCAAAGAACCCCACCGCAGGAAGGGTAGCGGTGAGGTTCTTGTCGTCCGAAAGGAGGATGCACTTCAAAGTGTATCAGTACCATCCTCTTCTGTCGCTATGTTTGAGAGCGCGACACGCAGATTTTCCGTAGCGATGATCAAGGTATCGTAGACCGTGAAGGATTTGTAATTCAGGTTCTCGACTACGCTCTCTAAGGAGTTGAGCAATTCCGTAAGCCGTGCTTCTGGGGTTATCTGCGAAGTGGTCAAGCCTGCTCTCACGGGTCCATAAGGCGATGAGACATTTTCTTTCACGCTTACTGTAACCGAGTGCTCGTGAGTAACTAATGACAAGTGCCCTGTTCTCACGTTTCTCCTCCATCGTTGCCTTCGTTCTTTCCTTTACTAAGGGTATCTTTGAGGACGGGTCCACTTCGTCCGTCTGTTGTACGGACACGAACACCGACAACAGGAACAGTATTACCGTTAAGGTCAAGCCACGTTTTGCCTTCTTGTTCATCTGTCTTCTTCTCCATTTCGAGCAACTGCTTATAGGTATCAGGGTAAAGATGAGCAAGACGCACTAGAGCACGATCTCTTGCCCTTCTGTAGTTGCGTTGGCGTACTGCTTGGTTTGCAGCACCAACCAATCTCTTATTGTTTGCCTCCATTATTTATCTTGTCCTCCCATACAATTAGAACATAAACTATCAGTAGTACTACGGTTAGCCCTATCCAGTAACTCATTGGGCACCTGCCAATACAGCGAAGACAATCTTGGTGATGTCAATGGGTTCGATTATCAACCGAGCATCCTCTTCCTCTGCTTCCCAACAGGACACCAATAGGCGTGAGTTCAGGGGTGATTGGCGTAGCCATTGGACTGCGCTATGTGGATCTTCCCCGCCCCATACTGCGTTGCCATCTTCTGTTGCTATCTCATAGAAGTTTACCAGTTTATTCTTTGGGTGGAATCCCACCACGTTATCAGTTGTCATTGCTTCCTCCTTTACAACTCCATAAGCCTAAGCGCTTTGCTTTTGCTTGTCCAGCATACTTTGTAATTAAATCTGCATACTTTCCCCGTGTTCCATCAAAGAACATAGGTTTGGCATACCCTTTACGCACTAGTTCAAGGCTTAGATTATCCTTGCCTTTGAATACATACCGTAGACTCCTGCCATACTGATCACTCTGATCTAGTACTGGGTCTTTGACTAGTGTTAGTTTTCCCTTGCGTGCTAGAAAATCCTGTGTAAATTGCCTTGCTTGACTGGCATAACATTGACCCATTTCGGGTGTGTTTACCTGCAAAACTCTTATGTGATTATCTTTGACAACTATCGTGTCTCCGTCTATTACATAAGGGTTTGCAACGTATAAAGCAATAGCCAACAAGATCATCTACTGTCCGTCACCTTCTTCTTTGTATGCATCTACCATAGACAGGGCGTAGGTCATACGCATTAGGTTCATCCCTGCCTCCTTCTCCGTCTCTTCATCTTGTATCTGTATCAGTGCAAGGTCACGGCATAACTCTGCCTTTGCTTGCCAGTAGTCTACCGTAGGCTTAGACATTAGTTTCCTCCTTAAGTACGCGACCCTTGAAGTCACTACTAATTACTTTGACATCATCTTCTCCTGTGAAAATGTAATTCCAATCCCACATTTTAGGATCACCGTCATAGGTATCAATCTCAATCGTTACTAGCCACTTATCCTTCATTCTCTACACCTTCCTTTACTAGATCGTTGATGGTCTTCTCCACCTTGTCTGTTGGTAGTTCTATCTTAGATAGCGCCTCACCTAACGCTGTGCGCCAGTTCGTGCCTTCACCTGCTGCGATTAGATCAGGCTTTGTGCCTGAAAAATCCCATAGTTCTACTTCGTATCGCTTGTTGTCAGGTATAACAACTACCGTGAATACAAACTGCGCCGTCTTCTCCTGCTCACTCATTGTCATCTTCTCCTTTGTGCATCATCTTCTCCATCCAATAGGCAAGAGCGCCAATTGGTATTCCATATAGTAACAGTAAGCCCCACAAAACTACCGCATCATTTATCACGCCTTGACCTCCTTCTTCTCCGCAATCATCAGCCCTGTATGAATCCCTGCGATCAGTTTGCGGAGGCTTTGGGCTGCTTCTGCCTTGCTTCCTCCTAGATAATCGCTGAATCCGCGTGGCTCATAGTGCCCTGAGCCGTACTTACTACCGCCTGAGAAGTGAATCCGAAAGGCTCGCCCGTATGTCTTGCTTCCCTCCTGTAACACTAGGTGAGGGCGCTTCATTGACTCATAGGGCGCATCTTCCACCACTTCACCCTCGAATAAAGGTTCGATCAATTTCTCCAGCATTGCCACTAGATTGCGAATCTCTTCCATTGTAGTTTGCATTACTTTACCCCTTCCAATAGTTGCTTCAAGTGTGCCCGTGCTTCCCGTAATCCATACACATCTTCTATGTGCTGGTCTCCTTCTTCTGTGCGCTCACCGATTGAGTAGCACACCTTCGAGTGTCCTCCCTTGTACTCACCGTAGAGATAGAATCTCCCGTTGTGAGTCTCCCAGCGCTGGTCACCTGTTCGAGTTAGTAGCGCCATTAGTTGCCCCCTTCTAACAAGAACTCGGTGTAGTAGCCCGCCTTGATGTCATTCTGAATCCATAGTTCCGCACTATGGCACCATTTGGCAACATCTGCCGTGATCGCGTTGCCGTTTCTTGTGATCGTGTAGCGAGTTCCTTCTGCCTCGATTGTGTCGCCGTTGTTGATGTTCTTCCACTTCATCATTAGTTCACCCCGCAAGCATCTAGGAAGCGGGAGCGGTCAAAGCGTGGGTTGTCGCCTTCTAAAGCATATGCCAACTCTTGCGCCACTTCTTTGCGCCTGTGGATAACCCCCTACCCCCTGCACAGCCTGTGGATAAGCCTGTGGATAACTT